GTTTGGAGGAACCATTGAGGCATTTACCTATCCGGATGAGTTCGGACAGTGTGATGGTACAGCTGCTCCTTCCGATGGTGTGCTTCTTGGACAGCAGGGTCGAAAGACCTTTGGTCTTGCTTATCGCACTCGTCTGGGTAACGATCTCAGTGGTGTTGATTTTGGGTATAAACTTCATATGATTTATGGTGCTCTTGCCGCTCCGTCGGAGAAGGCATATGCTACGATCAACGATTCTCCTGAGGCAATTACCTTTAGCTGGGAGATTGCTACTACTCCAGTTCTGGTCGAAGGCTATAAGCCAACGTCGCTTATTGTGGTTGATTCGTCCGTGGTCGATCCTGCAGCATTATCCGATCTTGAAGAGATTCTTTATGGAGCTGTGGGAGTCGATCCGAGACTGCCTCTTCCAGACGAAGTCATTAATCTCTTTGCCGGGACTATTACGGTAGTTCGTCTGGTCGGCGCTAACGCCCCGTCGTATAACTCGGGCACGCATATTGTTACTATCCCGAGTGTCACTGGTGTGGATTGGTTCATCAATGGTGTGTCGGCTACTCCTGGAGCTCAGCCGGCTATGAGTGTTGGTGAGACCTCACTTGTTACGGCCACGGCACAGACCGATTATAAGATTGAGGGCGACGACGACTGGGTCTTCGATTATTAAACCTAGTTTTTGATAGGAGACTAAAGAATGCTCATTATTATAGTCCTTGGTACTGAAATGTTTGATGAAACGAAACAAGAATTCATCACAGAAGGCGACATAACTTTGGAGTTAGAGCATTCTTTAGTCTCACTGTCAAAATGGGAGTCGAAATACGAAAAACCCTTTTTGGGCAAGAATGAGAAGACGACGCAGGAAATTTTTGACTATATCAAATTTATGACGTTAACTCCTAATATTGCTCCGGAGGTTTACGCGAATCTCTCCAAAGACAATATCAAAGACATTAATGCATATATTGATGGTAAGATGACGGCAACATGGTTCAATGATCCTCCTGGAGCACCAGCAAGTAGAGATGTTATTACCGCCGAATTGATTTATTATTGGATGATTACATTTCAAATTCCATTTGAATGTCAATATTGGCATCTTAATCGTCTGTTTACACTGATTCGAATTTGTAATATCAAACAAGCAAAGCCAAAGAAGATGAGCAGAGCCGAAATAGCAGCTCGAAATAGAGAACTCAATGCGCAACGACGAGCACAACTTGGCACTAGTGGATAGAAAGGGGGTGACATGACGAAAATCCAATGGGATAACATTGATGAACGAACTTATCAAGGTGGTGTGGATCGAGGCGTTCTTTATTCTCAAGATGGTCCGGCAGTTCCTTGGAATGGGCTTGTTAGTATGGAAGAATCATCTATCTCTGAATTAAAAGCTTATTATTTGGACGGTGTAAAAGTTTTAGAGAATTTGTCTCCGGGGGAATTTCAGGGGAAACTAAAAGCTTTTACATACCCCGAGGAATTTGATAGAGCAATGGGTTTAGCCGTCGTTACCCCAGGCCTTATTGTTACTGAACAGCCGACACAGAGTTTCAATTTGTCTTATCGAACGCTTGTAGGTAACCCCATTGAAGGTACGGATTACGGATATAAAATTCATATCCTTTATAATTTGATTGCTCAACCAGATACTCGAACTTATACAACGTTGAGCGATGCAGATCAAGGAATGGAATTTGTTTGGAATCTTACCGGAACGCCGCCTAAGATAAGTAAATTTAGACCAACCGTTCATGTGATTATCGATTCACGAACAACACCAATCGATGTTTTGAAGCTCGTTGAGGATCGTCTTTACGGATCCGATACAACTTCTCCTAATTTTCCATCAATTATGGAAATTGGCGAATATTTCGGATATTTGGGAGCTCTTATTATTATTGACAACGGCGATGGAACTTGGACGGCGCTTGACGAGTCCGAGACATATATCACTATGCTTAATGATACGACATTTCAAATTGAAAATACCGATGCGGTCATCGTTGATGATGCGTATGATATTTCGTCAACAAACGTCGGTGGCGGATTTTAGGAGGAGGTGAAATGGCAACTGTTACCGGTCTTACTGCAGAAAGAATGTTAGAAATTGAAGGTGCTTCGGTTGTTTCGGGTGAAATTATTGCAGATCATCTGATTCTTACAAAATTCGACGGAACGACAATTGACGCCGGCGCTCTTCCTCCTGGACCAACTGGCCCCCAAGGTCCATCTGGCGTATCTTCTATTCCAGGAGAAATTAAGGCTTGGCCATCGAGCACTCTTCCTAACCAATCACTTTATGGTAAATGGGTTTGGGCTGATGGTGGAGTTTATTCGTCAGCAACGTATCCAATTGCGGCGTCTCATATTCACACAAATTGGCGAACAGCTCACGGACTTTCGGATCCTGGTGCTGGTAACTTTCGAGTGCCTGATCTAAGAGGTCTGGTTCTTGCCGGTCTAGATCAAATGCCTGGCGGTTTACGCGCAAATCGTATGACACGTTCTGTTGCGATTACCATTGCTGCAAAGACAGGTGAAGAAACTCACGTAATCACAGTCAACGAGATGCCTGCACATACGCATTCGTATACTCATCCTGGAGGTACTTACGGTACTGGACAAAGCGGAGGAGTATCAGGACCGAATAATACTCAAAATACTGGTAGTGCGGGTGGTAATACTGCACATGAGAATGTTCAGCCTACGGTGTTTGTTCCGTATATTGTTCGACTGGATGGCTAGTTATGAGGATCGAACTCTCAGGAACGCTCATTCGTCCTTCGCCCTTTGTTCTTACATATACTAGTGATGCTACTTTCGATACCCTTTCATATATTGATTTAGGATTTACGAATTTCGAAGTGATTTGTATTGGTGCCGGTGGAGGAAGAGGGGGAGGGATCGATACCAACAATACAGGTACTCTGATTCGAAATTTCGGTGGCGCTGGTGGTGGAGGAGGATTTCATCGAATTCGCGGTTTGTTATCTGCTCTTCCTAATACTTGCTCTGTCGTTGTCGGTTCTGCCGGTGCGCCGGGAACAGATCACGCAAGCAACCCAGCTAGCACTACAGATGGTGGTGATGGAGAAGCATCGACATTTAACACGAATACTTGTCGAGCTTCCGGTGGTGAAGGTGGTAAAAGAGCTCAATCGAATTCAGACACAGTTTCGACACAAGCCGATGGCGGAGATGGTGGAATTGGCAATCGAGCTATTGCCGGAGGTGGCGCTGTCGGAGGAACTGCGGGTACTCCGTCAGCATCGGGTCCAGGAACTCCTGGTACAGCGGGAATTGATGGGAGCATAAGTAATAACGGCATTGTGGGCAAGGGTGGTGGCGGAGGAGCAGGTGGTGTTGGTAAATATGGAGGAACCACGTGTAATGCTGCGACTGCGGGAGGACGCGGATCATATAATCCCGGAGATACATCCGTATACGGTCCAGGATATCCTCCTTCCCATGACGCTTCAAGTGGAGCCGATAATATTGTTCCCGGAAATGCCAACGGAGCCAAAGCAGCACCTTTAACTGGGCTACCTACGTTATACGGCATAAGTGGTCAGAATGGTGTCGTCGTTATTCGTCTTACGGCTGAATAATTATGGGCATTACCATTACTCAAAAAGGATCTTTTAACAACACGGAAAGATATTTAAGTCGTTTAAAGCAGGCTCAACTTTTTGCAGTTCTGACAAAATATGGCTCTATTGGGGTAAATGCTCTCTCGAATGCCACGCCGGTAGATTCAGGTGAGACTGCTGCATCATGGACATATTCAATTGTTCAACGACCGGGATATTACTCAATTCGTTGGCACAATACGCATACTCATCAGGGTGTCCCAATCGCGGTTTTACTTCAGTACGGTCATGGGACTGGAACTGGAGGATATGTGCAAGGACGAGACTACATCAATCCTGCCGTTCGACCGATATTCGATCAAATGGCAAATGACTTATGGAGGGAGGTGACTAAGATCTAATGGCTACTATCGATGACAAAGTCGTAGCGATGAGTTTTGAATCGAGTAAATTCGAGTCTGGAATTAAATCGGCAATTGATGCACTCGATAAGTT